GCAGGGGACGTAGAAGTATTTGAAAAGGTGTTGAACAAATGATGAAGATCCGTCTAGAAGGTGTCGCTGGCAAGCGCTTTGGTTATGAGCACGAATTGAATGTGCGTACACCAAACGAAGCAATCAGAGCTTTGTGTCAGTTATTGCCAGGTTTTCGTGCATTTTTATCTTCAGCGCATGAGTTCGGAGTCTATTTCCAACTTTTAACAAGTAAAGATTCGATTGGATACGACCATCTAGCACTAGGTGCAACTCACATGACTTTGGTCCCGGTCATCACGGGTTCATTTTTTGGCAGCAATTTTGGAAAGATTCTTCTGGGTATCGCCTTAGTTGCATTCGCGTTTACAGGCTTTGGCTTGATGACAGTTGGCTCTGCTGTCGTACCTGCAATTGCATCACTGGGTTTCGGTCTAATTTTTTCAGGCGTTGCGGGGTTATTTGCGCCAGGAGTGCCAAACCCTACGAATAAACAGGAGGGTCGACCTGCTGATGAGGCAATTGCTAATGCAGCGTCTGCAACTGCCGCTGATGGCACACCAGTCCCTGTGGTTTACGGGGAGACACTAGTGACACGAATTCCTGTGGTGTCTTCGTACATTATCGATGGCAGCGGCAGTGCTGATGCGTATTGGATGGGTGTTATTTCCGAGGGTCCAATCGTTGGATTCCCTGATTCGGCAGAAGACAATATTTATTTTAATGGCCTGAAAGGCGCTGCAGCCGGAGTAGATCAAAGTCAATTTACAGATGGCACTCAAAATTCTGCGGATGTGAACCTGTTGAAATTCCAGGGTTTCCACATGCAAATAGGTGCAAACCTTGCAGGAGCTGGGGGAACCTATGATGACCGTCTATCTTTATCAGAAAGTCCAAATTCCTTTGAGGTCCGTAGTTTTAATAACCCTGAGGCAGATCAAGTCCGTGTTCGTATTCAGCAGCAACCTACTTACCAGACCAAGAATGTATCTGAAAATGATGGCGACCAGAAATCAAGCTTTAAACCTTATGATCATGACACTGAGGTGGGCGGCGGAAATAACCCAATAGAATATAAGATCGAACTTTTTGAGAACGGCTCATTATTCAAGTCAGATACCGTCAAAGAGTCTGAGGTTTTAGCAAGCGAGCTTCGTGTTTATGACTACGATATTTCGGGAAAACAACACCCAATATCTGTACGAATAGAGCGCTTAGATAGAGGTGCTGCCAGAGGTCCAAAATCTAAAAAAGGTGGGGGAGGTACTCGTAACTACACGTATGTGAAAGGAGATTTTGTGTGGTTATCTATGGAAGTTTTATGGGCTGAAAAGCTCGTATACCCTTTCACGTCACTACTAGCTTGTAGTTTCAAGGCGGGTGCTGTTTCAAGACTGCCAGGCATTACAGCTTTAATTAAAGGCAGAATTGTACCAATCGTGAATAGAAATCTCAGTATTTCATATAGCTATTCACGCAACCCTGCCAATGTAGTGCTCGACCTTTTGACTAATACTAGGTACGGCGCTGGTCAGCGCACGTTTACAACCAATTCGCCTTTAAGTGAAACCGTTCATCAACCTGGAATACGGTTTGAAGATATCGACCTGGCTTCATTCCTAAAGGCTCAAAAATACTGTGATGATCACGATATTACATTTGATGCGACTGTTTCATCTGATGCTGACACAATTGAACTTTTACGCAGTATTACTTCTACATTCCAAGGTCAGCTAATTTATGCAGGTGGTTATATAACTGTTGTTATAGATGACGAGGTCGAGAACAATGATATACAGAATTACAGGCTATTTACAGAAGCAAATGTAATTCAAGATTCTGAAGGTGACGAGGTTAGTACGCCCTGCTTTGTTTATGAGGGTACAGCTAAAAAAGCCAGAACAACTGCGGTGCAGGTCAGTTATATAGATCGAGATACCTTTTATAAAGAGGCGAAGGTACTCGTAGAAGATAGAGACGCTATGCAGAAATATGGATATAACCTTCAAAAGATTCGCGCTTTAGGTTGCACTGATAGAGACCAGGCGAAGCGTTTAGCACGCTACACACTTGCTACGAACATCCGGTCAACCGAAACTGTGTCGTTTAAGACTGGCCCTGAAGGGGCATTGTTGCTGCCTGGGGATGTGTGCATTATTGGTGATCCACTTAAAACCAGAATCGAATCGGGTGGTCGGATTAGTTCTGCAAGTAGTAATCAGCTTGTTGTCGATCGAGCTTTGACCACCAGAAGCGACTACGGAAATGGTAATTGGAAGTTATACACTTACACCAATGCAGGAGTTGTTCAACGAGATACAGTCTCCTCTGTTTCAGGTACTTCTATTACATTGAGCGGGTCATTCAGCTCTGTACCTTCATCTAATATGATGTGGATTTTGGTGTACGAAGGCTCTGTAAATAATAGTGATAATCGCTTTAATCGTTATCGCATTCAAAAAATAACTGAGGATGTAGAGGGCACATTCCAAGTCATTGCAATATTGTATGACCATGCCAAGTACGAATATGTCAATGACGATAAGTCTGAATACGGTGCCACAAAGTATCTTAGTGGTGGCAGAAATAAAGCCTTAAAAACGAGTAAAATTAGTTTTAAGATACGCCAAAATGTACCTTAGTGTCTACACCACTTCCTCCTAGTAGCCGTGTCACCGTATTTTGGGAGGCACCAGTTCAACTAGCTCAAGGCGCGTTGGATTATGTTTTCGGTGCGTCAATGTTCAGCGCTGAGTTACAAGACAGCTCTGTTGATCGCTATGAACTAGAGCTGTATAGCACTAGGCTGCGTAAGTATATTAATCAGGGGTATGTATACGCAACACAGGCCGATCTTGATGTTGGCGATGTAGAAAATGTTAAGGTAAGAATACGAGCAATACTCCGCGACGAAACAAAAACTTCTTGGGTTGAGTCCGGTACGCTTGTTCTGTCTTCATTCGCGGCAATTTTTGCGGATTCTGACAACACACTTTTCCTTAGTTTTGTCTGATGTCTTTATACGGCAGAGATGCAAATGGAGCGGACGCATATATCCGCGCTTCCGGTACAAGCGCCTCAACGGATGGGCTTGTAACTTTTCACGATACTTTTACCAACAACCTTAAATTCAAAGCTGTTGATACTGCAGCCAGTGTCGATGTTATCGCCTTAGTTGCCAGCACCAAACTACGAGTCATGTCAGTAACTCTTAGTGCCGATGCTGCATGCAATGTCCAATTTCAGACGGGTGCAACGGATAACGTGACCGGCAAAATCTACATTCCTGTGAACGGGACTGTGCATCTGTCAAATGCTTTGGGTCTATTTGAATCTGATTCAGGTGAAAAGATTAACGCTGTTTTGACGGGTACAGCGAACGTGGGTATTTCACTCAGTTATCGCGAGGTCTGATCGTGACCAGAGTTCATGGCAAATTATTCTCAGATAATCGAACTGGTGTTCTGGTGGTCAAACCTTCAGCACCCTTTTTTGGTGTATCAAGGGGCGAGCGCCTTTATCCGGTCACTGAAGGATCTATAGACATCGCACTCGACCCTACGCCTGCTGGTGTTCATTATTTGATTGGCTACAAGGCTGATGGAGACATTCGACGCACTGATTTCACGTTGCGCTGGAGAGTTCCCAACATCTCTAGTTATGACGTAACTCCAGGCGCTGATAATTCTAAGAAGGCGGTTCAAGAGGCAGCCCCTAAGGCATCTGTGTATGAGCGCGTCCAGCTCAAGCGTGTTTCTACCGAACTCAGCGATTCTCTAGATGGGAATTCACAGCTAAGTGCAGAGCTATCGGATGCCAAATTGCAAATCAAACAGCTTCAGGATGAGCTTAGGGGTTATAAGCGCACCTCAGAAAAAGTCTTGAGTCAGCGTGATCAGACTATCGCTCAACTAAGTGAGCAATCAGCGCCGATCGTCAGCACTGTATATCTAGAGAAGCCTGTACCACCTCAGGCCCTACAAGCAAGGGTCTTACATCTGGAGGCAGAGAATCAGCGGCTGCTTGATTTGAATGCAGAATACTATAAGTCAGTCGTACAACTACATCAGTTACAGTTAGATAAAGCTAGTACTAGTCCAGAAGAACCGCAACTTGGAGTTTCCAACTCTCCCCAGTCTCGGTTGTTACGCAAGCTACTCGGTAAGTAACTAATGGCCCTTGACAATATTGCAGTAACTGTCAGAGAAGGAGACAGCTTTGATGAGCTTTATCTGAATATTGAGAAGCCTTGGGGTACGCCTCATGACTTCACCAGTTCTGTGCTGGTGGCCGATATCCGGCGGTTTTTCAATGACAGCTCAACGCCTGCATCTGCAGTCGACAGCTTCGGCGTTGTTGAACTGAATGCAGCTCAGGGCCAAGTTGCATTGAAGCTGACTAGTCGTCAGACAGAAGCATTAGGTCGCAATGTACCTCTAGGCTATACAGAGCGTGGTGAAACACAATCTGGTCTAGCTCTTGCAGCCGACCCTTCTGATGAACTGCAAGGTAAGTTTCTTTGGGACTTACGCGAGTATTTTTCAACAACACAGGCTGCCATTAGCTCTATTTCATCTGGTACATCATTTACTACTGCAGGTGGAGTGACCGCAAATAAGGTTCGTGTAACTACTGCAACGGCACACAAGTTGACGGTTGAGGATCAGATCATTCTGTCTGGGACCGGTCAAAGTGTCTATGATGGGGTAGATTTCAATGCTAATAAACTTTCAATTATTAGCACTACTGTATTTGAGATTGATCCAACAACTGCGGGTGCTCCTGCGTTCTCAGTGAGTTCAACCCAAGGAACAGTAAGTGTCTATAAAGAAGACACACTTGCAATCGGGACTCTAGAAGTCCTCCCCCGTATTTCCAGAGATTCCGTCAGCTAGGTAAAACTCTATGGCCAGTGTAGAAGAAGGCGTATCAGTCGTAACGGTAGGCAGAACTACGCCTGTTCCGGCTGGTCAGAATACCTCCGCTAATTCACTTCCTGTCGTTGTCGCGTCGGATCAAACACCGATTCCGATTCTAGATAATCTTTCCGCGCCTTCTCAGGTACGGGATGACCTGTTGGGTATTCCCCGTGTCCAGACGCCATTGGCGATCTTTGACGATACCAACCTTATAGATGTCGACCCA